CAAGTTTGAAGCCGACGTGTATTTCTTCATGCGAGTCCACAAAGGTCTACGGAAGGTATGGCTTTGTGGGTGGACTCCTAAGAAGACCATCATACACAAGAAACGGTTTAACGAGAGAGGCACTCTCGACAAAGACGGATTCCGTTTCAAGGCTGATGGATACAACATTGAGATTAAGAGGACTCGTCGGCCAGACGCTTTCGAGTCACTCCTCCTCCGGCGGTAATTGTTTGTGGTGGATGTGGCCCGTCCTTTTAAAGACGGGCCTTATTCCGTTCGGTGCTACGAGGTCTACGAACTCACTTAGGGGAGCGTCTACGTAAGCGTCTATGATGGACGGATCTCCTCCGACTTTCTCCATAGCTTCACGTAGGTCCACCCAAAACTCACCGCAAAGTTCCTGCCTCCTGATCTGAAGATCTTCGTTTGTCATCCGCTTTATAACCTATATCGTAATTCTCGCTGAGGTCAATGCTCCACAATTTCCCGCCGCCTTGTCCATGAGATATGACCGGACGGATCTTATTATTGACCCGACTCGCCTCTTCTAGAGTGATCATGCCTCTCCGGCAGAACTCCAGATTACGAGAAGAACCAACATCACGTCCGTTGTTCAAGTCATGGATCATCACTTGGAACTCAGTAAGAGTCCCGCTCCATCGACCCATCTCAGGGTAGACTTCACGGCAACGCTTGGCGAAGAACTCAACCAACTCTGCAATAGAGCTACGGCTGCTGTTATCATAAGCAGCGTCTGCGATGGTCGGGTCGATGTATGACTTCACACCGAACCGCCCAACGTCTTCGACTGCTTGAGGAACCTTCCAGTCGAGTAAGAACTTACCAAAGTGTGGTAGCTCTTGTTCGATGGTAGCCTCTAGCTGGGCGTTAGCCGGAAAACTATTGGTAGACTTATCGCTGATCAACAGAGCCATGAGCTTATCTCGATTACTGGTATCCAAAGAAGGAATCACTGACAACGAGTTAGCGTCCATGTTCAGAGACAAGATAACTCGGCCTGTCCAAGGAATCGACATGGCGTCTGCATACTTGGCCATATACTCGACTCTCGGATTGGCTACCGCACGCTTGAGCAGTTCAGTCGCACGTCTCTGGTCTTGAAAGCTAGCTGCTGAGGTCGTATCGTCAATAACCCATGAGGCGACACGACCTAAGTCTTTGTTGAACTTCGTCTGACCCGACAGATAATCAGACGCATCAGAAAAACCCCCTACGAGTCCGCTGATAATTTTGTTCGACAGTAGCGACTTGCCGCGACCTGTCGGCCCGACCAGCAGCAAAGCTTGTCCCTGTAAGGGAACCCTATCCAAGACCGCAGTGTAGAAACGCTGCATCCACGAGTAAAAGTAATCTAAGGCTGGGTTCTTTGAGCTATTCACAAATAGCTGATTGAACCATTGATGTAGGAACGGCCACTTCGATGGGTCACCGTCTGAGTCAGGATCAACTGGAACTAAGTTAGAGCAGTTGAGAATCCGGCTAGCGTTATAAGATACGATGCGTTCTTTTGAGAATACAACAGGAGCGATCTCATCGATGCGGTTGTTGTTACTAACCGTCAGGAGAGCTTCCTCTACTTCACTGATTGCTCTACCTCTTCTAACTCTGACAGAGAAGCCAGCTTGCCTAAGCTCCAGTAGGAGTTGTTCCTTCGGAATCGATACAGCGTTTCCGTATAGGAGCTTGAAGAAGGTCTTGCCATTGAACCAGTATTCGTCGAGTAGGTTAGCCAGCTTCTTGGTCTCGTAGTCTTTGACGAATGAGCTGCCAAAGATGTCTGACCAGCTCATGAACCCTTTTCCCGCTCTGTCTGAATAACAAACAATACCGTCTTCTACAATCTGACAACCGTCGCGGTTGATGCCGTCATCGATCCAGAACAATGGTCCTCTGGCTCCCACTTCAAATTCACCGAACCACCGATTCGGGAATCGGGATTCGACTTCAGAGGCGACCACATCTAAAGGTATCGATGTGTCAGAAGACTCTGGAGGCTTAGACGATACAGCCTTCGACAGGCAAGCGTGGACTACGTCTGTCGGGATCTCGTCTCCGGTTTTAATCCAATCTTCACCTAACTCAAAATATTGATTAGGTTTTAATGAAGTCTTATCGAAGCCTGCAAAAAGCTTATCCATCTTCAAAGCCTTGTTTATGTAGCCCATGAACGAGTCATACATAGATGGATCAATCGGTATAACCGCCTCAAATTCCCAAACCAATCGAAGGTATCCACTTTGAGTTCGACTAGCCCACGTAGGGGTCGGTATAGACGCACAGGCGTTAGCTAGTTTATTCCGAAAAGATTTCCAATCAACGGGCGAGTCGTAGTCGGCCACTACTCCGTAAATCTTATGGACGGGGTTGTCGTTGCTAACTCGTTTAGAAGGCGCACGTCCTTCGACACAAGAATAGAATACATGATCAGTATTACTATTGCTACACCATTCTCGGTAGTCTGCTTTATTTTTAAAGGTTGGTTTGGCTAGCTTCAGGTTGTCGAGTCCACTAGCTTTCTGGGCTTTACTGTCGCGTAGGTTACGCAAATATCTGTAGGTCATTATTTTTGGTATTGGGTTAGAATTTCTCCCTCTGCATCCAGAGGAATATCGCTAATCCACTCAGGAGGAGTGGACATAATTTGGGTAATTTTTTGTAGGGTTTCTTCAGCTTTATCTTCATCACACTCGCAGATTACTTCATCATGAACGTGGAAGATAATATCTATGCCTGCCTTGTCGATCTCTAACATCATGAAACTGAAAATATCTCTGGCTAGAGCCTGTGAGAGATTCTCAGCTAGGACTCCGCCCCACAAATTCATGATGCGTTTCTGGCCATTCCGGTTGATACTGGAGACAAACTGGATTCGCCCTTGGGCTAGAGTCTTCCGAAGATTGCCGTAGTTAAGAGACCTTCCTGACGGGAGCGTCAGGGACAGGCGACCAGCATTATACGCTTTATCGACTTGCTTGTCCAGTTTCTTCCAATAACGAGGAACCTTCGCGATCTTCCTACGGTAAAGAGCAACAGCATCTTCGGCTTCCTTGAGGGGCATATCATACATCTCAGCAAACCGTTTAGCTCCTGCACCGTAGCCGCAGCCTAATACGAGAGCCTTAACTTTGTGTCTCAGCTTGGCGTCCTCCTTCTTCAGGACTCCTCTATCTTCAGACCATAGGCCGAACTGGATAGCGAACGCTTCGTAGATATCATCCGACGCTTCGATTGCGTCCATTGTCTCTCGGTCACCGGATAGCCAACACAGGGTGCGGACTTCGATCTGCGAGAGGTCAACCACGACTAGCTTCTTACCTTCAGGAGCAGTAATCAAGTTACGCATGTTGACTCCGAACATACCTTCTCTAGGCAAGTTCTGGAGGTTGAGGTTCCCACCACTTCCGCTGAAGCGTCCGGTGTGTCCGCCGAAATACATGATACCGCCGTAGTATCGATTATCTGGCATTGTCGCGTAGTCGAAGCTATCGAGTTTTTTCTTAATCGTGTTGATGCGTCGCCAATTCGTTACGGCCTCGATCCATTTGTATTTGTGGCCGTGTGCCAGTATCCATCTCTGTGCATCAACATCAGTCTTAGCGAGAGAGGCAGGTGGCTCGATGCCGAGCTGAATGCAGTGTTCATCAAATGCTTTTCGGCTAAGTAGGGGCTTTTCATCAGCCCAAGGAATCGCCTTCTCAGTTTCAAAGATGAGTTCATTGATTGTCTCTTTGGCTTTACGGAGAGCGTCTATATCAATAGGGATTCCTCTCTGAACGATACGTCGGTTAGTGACGCTGATGTCCCGCTCAAACTGTGGCCACTTAGACTCATAAGCCTTCCATAGACGGAGGCAGAGAACAGAGTCCTTGATGGCATACTCTTCTACTTCCTTCTGGAACTCCTTAGTCATACCAGTCCACGTCTTACCGGACATGTTATCACGGGTAGATTTAGAGATCTCTAAGTCGAAGGCTTCAGCAGTTGAGTTCTTGAGAGATCTTGGAAGCCCTACAGCAGCAGCCATGTCTGCGGTGCAGTGCCATTCGGCTGGCTCCACCTTCGGCCACCAACCATAGTTGATGCCGTAGAGGTAAAGTGTTTCATCAAATGATGCGTTATGTGACAGGACAATATTGCCGTTAAGCATGGTCCAGTCAAAATCTTCAGGGTGACCAACCCATTCGTATCCATCATCTCCGACGATGCTCACCATATAGGCGTCGAAGTCGTAATGGGAAAAGTATCCTAACGACCCTAGCTTGCGGATAGAGCAATGCTTGTCGTAGTAGGTTTCAAAGTCTAATGCGTATGTAATCATATAAGTTTATTTGTGAGCAGAAAAAAGCCCGTCGCAAAGAGAAGACTAAAAAACTCCGCGACGAGCTTGCTTTCTAACTACT